TCAGCCGAGGAGGAACCAGGGCCACCAGTGGTTGGTGCCGACGTGATCGGCGCGCAGGAACGCGGGCGGCGTGGGGAATCCGGGGCCTATACCGCCCCCGTCGCCACCGCGGCTCCAGTAATACGGTTGCCGGGGTTGGGTGCCGCCGGGTTGTTCGATCACCCAGCGGGGCACGGTGGCGAGTTTGTAGCCGATGCCGAAGTAGTTCGACAAGAATCCGACCCCGTAGACGTCGCCTTGGCGGGCGTCGATGGTCGGTAGGTCGAACCGGTACTGGGTGCTCGCGTTGGTGAGGACGGGCCGGATGTCGCCGGTGTCCCAGATCAGGTGCAGGTCCCCGGTCGCTTCCTCGAACCGGTACACCATGACGTAGGCGTTGTTGACCATCGACCACCCCGCCGGTCCGATCAGCAGTCCGACTTGGCGGTATTCGCGGTCGCGCAGGGTGCGGATCATGCCGATTTCCACGGCGCCGGAGGCGGGTTGGTAGAACGGGGCCTGGGTGAGCGACCCGTTCGCGTCGGGTTGGCGCGCGAGCAGGGCGAGGGGGAAGGTGGTGTCGTCGGTGGCGGTGAGGTTGGCCCACAACGGGATGTCGGTGGGCACCTGTTCGTAGGTCGGCCGTTGGTAGATGGGTTGGCGGACTTCGCGGCGGTGCGCGTTCTGCGCTCCCGTGTAGGCGCCGATGACCCCGGCGCGGATGGCGGCTTTGGCGTCTTCGACCGACTGGTTCTGGAAGTGCCGGAACGCTCCCAGGTTCCAGGACCCGTCCGGGGTTTCCCGGTTCGGGGTGGTCACAGCTCACCGGCGAGCCATTCCGGGATCTCGGGGGCTTCGGGGACTTTCGCGGTCGGGTCAGTGCGCCCCACGACCACGGCGAGGTCGTCGCGCTGGCGCTGGAACTGCCTGACGAGGCGCACCAGGGTGCGGTAGCGGTCGGCGTCGGTGAGGTCCTGGCCCTCCAACTCGGTGACCCGTGCTTGGAGTTGGCGGACCTGCCCGGCCTGGCGCGCGGTGATCGCGCCGATCACCGTGGCCAGGGCGACTCCGAAGGCTTGGACGATGTCGGCGTTGAGCCACCCGAGGTTCACTGGCCGACCTCCGGCGCGCGGTGCCGACCCACGGAGGCGTCCTTGACCAGGTGCTCCAGGATGACCTGGATCTTGTCCTGAACCTCGGCCAGGGTCGCGGTCACCGCGTCGATCTTCGTGTGTGCTGATGCCACCGAGTCGACCACGGACTTGTCGTCGAGTTGGGGCCAGCCGGTGGGGTCGAGGGCGGGGCCGGGTTGGTGGCGGGAGTCGGGTCCGGCGAGTTGGTCGACTACCCAGGAGGCGTGCATGTCGATGGATGCCAGGAGGTCGGCGAGGGTGACGGGGTTGCCGTCTTTGTTGATGACGATGTCGGTGAGCTGCATGTCGTTCCTTCCGAACAGGGCGGCGACCGTGTCTCGGCCGCCGCGGATGGCGTTGACGTCGATGAGCTGGCCGCCGATCGCGGCCCGATCCGAGAACTGGAGAATCGCGACCTCTTTGCCGCCGAACGGTTCCCAGCCCCGATGGCCGTCACCTGGGTAGAGCCGGTCCGGTGTGCCAAGGCCGGGGACGTAGGAGCTGTTCCACAGGGGTACTGGGAACCCCGAGAGGTCCGGGGAGCCCATGAGGTCGCGCCAGTACCAGCGCGGCAGATAGATCGGCAACAGCGAGAAACCGCGTGCGGTGATCGCGTTCACCCGCGCCCACAGATCCCCGATCGAAGGAAAGCCGCGCAAGTCTTCGTAGTCGATCTGGATCGGGATGCTGGTGTCGGCGAACCGTGCGAGGGCGTCGGCTTCGATGTCGGGGTGGGTGTGCAGGTCGCAGTAGAGGTAGCCGCCCCAGAACTCGAAGAACTCGCCCATCTGCTCGCGGGCCCGTGGCCACTGCGGGTCCTGCCACGTCCCCTGACTTACCTTGTGAGTCACGAACGACATGCCCTCGGCGGCGGCACGGGCGAAGTCGAATTTGCCCTGGTGATTGCTGACGTCGATGCCATATTCAGGCATCGCTAGTCCTCCTTCCGGGAAGGCCGCGCCGTCCAGGAGCGGCAGCGGGTCGAGACGATCGGGGCCGGGCGGGCTGTAGACGCCGCGGTGCCACTCCAGGTGCAGATGCGGGGCCACCCCGGCGTTGCGGGAGCGGTCGGGTTCGATGACCGCGATCCGTTGGCCCGCGGCCACCCATTGGCCCTCGCCAACCTCGGGCCGGATGTGGCCGTAGACGGTGGTGCCGCCGCCCTCGGCGTCGGGGTGATCGATCACGATCCATGAGCCGAACCCGTGGGCGGGTCCGGCGCGGGTGACGGTGCCGCCCTGACAGGCGAACACCGGCCGGTCGCCCGCGCCGCCGGGGAAGCCGAAGTCCACACCGAAATGCCAACCGCCCTCACGCGGCCCGAACGACGAGGTGATCCAGAACCCGGCCGCCACCGGCCAGAAACGTGCAGACATGACGAACTCTCCTTTCCAATAGAGGTTTTCAGGACTGGGCGTCCTCGTAGCGCAACAGGATCGCCGGTCGCGCCTTGCCGAAGTGGCGCTCGACGGCCAGGACCCGTTCGCGTTCGGCCGGATCGGCGCGACGCAGATACGCCAGAACGGCTTTCACGCCGCGCCGGGTCGGGTCGAACTGCGGGGGCGGGTCGTTGGTGGCGTGGGCTTCGACGCTGACCGGGGCCGTGACCGGCAGCATCGGCGGCGGGGGCTCGGCGGGCTCGTCGGGGACGGTGCCGGTCAGGCCGAGCGCTGCCGCCAACTGCTGACGCTGCCGGAGTGGGAGTTCGGCGACGAACTTGCGGACGTCGAAGACTTCCTCGGGCTCGGGTTCATCGACGTCGGACCAGGTTCCGGGCGAGAGCAGCCAGTGCGGGTCACCCGCGCGCGGGGGCCGGTACTTGATGACCGGCTCCTCGACCGGACGCGCACCGCAGTCCCACAACCGACGCGACACCGCCCGCAGGTGCTGGACCGGCAGCAACAGCGGCGCGCCCTTGAGGCTGGGAAGGCCGACCAGCATCCACAGGAACGCTTCCTCCGGATCGGTGGGATCACAGTTCTCGCGGGTTGGGAACTGTCCGTCGGACACAACTACACCCCCGGAACATGCGAATAACAATCCAATAACAGATGCCGATCCTATTTCGCTCTTACTTTCGCTTCACATTCGCCTGGCATTCCCCTCACTTTCGCTCCAGAATTTTCGCCAGGCTACGAGTTCCACGCCGCTTGAGCTGATAGAAATGTGCCGAGTGCAGGCATTTCGGCTGAGCGAAGGCGTCCGCCGACCCCTGCCAACGTCACCTACTTCGCTCCTATTTTCACCACCGAGTTTCTGTCGGATGCATACGCAGACCCGGGTCCTTATCGGCGAGTTCTGCTTCCTGTGAAGCGGTAGCCTTTTGGCGTTCACATCCCTTGGAAGGAAAAGGCAGTTGAGCCTCCGCATGGACGTCATCACTTCAACCGTCGTGATCGTGGCCGGAATAGCGTCGGTCGAAAGAATCGCGATCTTCGTGTACGCGATGAGAGGCGTGCCACCGGATCGACGCCCGGCGGTGATCCGGGCGCTCGCATCGCGCTGCCGCAGAAACCTGTAGTTGCGGTCAAGCGAGAACACCCAGTTCCTGCACCCCGGACACGAGGTCGGAGACCATGTCCAGGGTGTGCTGTGCGCGGTCGCGGTTGCTGGTCGGATCGCCTATGACCGGTTGCCATTCCGGGAATTGGTCGCGGTCCCAGGCAAGGGTGAGTTCACGAACGCGGTCGATGCGGATGGTGTAGGTGTCATCGCCGGGTGCGGTGGCGCCGATGCGGTCTCCGAGCCACCAGTGTCCGTCCTCGCCGATGACGAAGGGTGCGCCGTCGCGGACGGTGAGGGTGTGGGTGAACCAGGACCTGGTGTCGTGGAAGCCTTTGCGCAGGGCCATCATCGCCGAGATGGTGTAGGCGCGTCCGGGTGAGTCGGCGAAGTACTCGAACAGGCGTGACCAGCCGGAGTTGTGTTCGCGGGCTTGTGATTTGATGGCGTGCCAGGCCAGTAGCGTTCCCTGGTAGAGGGGGCGGATGAGGGCGTCGGCGACCCCGCCCAGGGGCGGGACGCCCACGATGGCGGCGGCGAGGTCGCCGGCCATCTGGACACCGGCGGAGAGGCTTTCGTCGGCGGGGTCGGGTCGCGGATGCCCCACCCGAGTGAACGAGTGGGGCATCCGCGACCCCCGGCATCGAGGACCCTCCGGTGACGATCTGCACCGCGGCGGAGGCGGTCTCGGTGAACTTCGAGGTCTCCACCCCGGACGTCGGGCTGTCGAAGTACACCGCGAACGGTGTCGACACCTGCGTGCGACGCTGCCCGACCTCCAGGTACTCCGCGGGAGTGATCGGGTCGAGGATGGCTTCTTCGACGCTGTCGATGAAGTCCTCGGAGAACCGGGCGACTGTGCGGGCGAGGCCGTCGAAGGGGTTGCCGCCGTTGCTGGTGTCGCTGTAGTAGCCGGAGGTGTTGACGATGTCGATGACCAGCGTGCCGTGCCGAAGCTTCGGGGCACCCGGCCACGGTGGCGGGTCGCCTTCGAGCCAGCGTCGGCACCGGACCGAGAGTTCCGCGTCTTCGAGGATGTCGCGGGCCATGTCGTACCAGTATTTGAACCGTGAATGCGTTGTGGCCCAGAGTGTTCCGGCGGCGAGGTCTTCGGCGAAGCTGGTCGGTGCGACGACCACCGACCACTGCGACATATCGAGCCCGACCGTGCCGAGCCAGGAGGCGGGGTCGAGGGGGTCGTCGGGCAGCTGCCAGCCGTGGGCTTGGGACTGCTCGCGCATGACGTTGAGGAACAGTGGCAGTTTCAGCGCCCACCGCGCGGGGCCGGGGACGGGTCCGAAGGTGCGCGGGATCTGGACCGAGGCGTCGAAGAATGGGTTCGACCAGATCAGGTACGACTTGCAGTGTTGGAAGTCGTCGACGAACCGCAGTGTCAGGACTTGGGTGCCGTCGGCGCGGCGCTCGATGGAGTGGTCGATCAGCCGTCCGGACCAGCGTGAGCCGGGCTGCTTGTCGCAGGTGATGTGGATGTTGCGGCTTCACCAGCGTGGATGCGGGCGCGGGTCTGCCACACCCACTTCGCCAGCGGATCATCCAGCGGGAGTTCGACCAGGGCGGTGCCGGTGTCGTTGTCGATCCAGGTGAATTCCGCGCGGTACTCCGAGCACACCAATCCGGCGAGTCGCCAATGCCCGTCCCACAGCCGGACGAGGGGTTCGGCGCGGCGGTCCATATCGTCGGCGAGATCGGCGGCCAGGGTCGCGTCCCAGATCGCCTCGCACTGCTCTGCGAGGGACATCGAGTCCAGGTCGAGAGGGGCCGTCATCGCAACCCCCAGGCTCTGGACCACAATCGCGGCTGCCGCAGCTCGGCCCGTGCGCCCCCGGCGGGGGCGTCGGTGACGCTGATCGGCAACAGTGTCGGTGGGGTGCGGGGTGGGATGCGGTGCATGAAGTGCAGTCCGCCAAGGCGTCCGATGAGGTTGGTGTCGTTGAGATCGCGGACGTAGAGCCGGTCGGGGTCGAGGCTGATGCGCGCGCCGCCTTCGCGGTCGCCGAGCATCGGCAGCTCGATCATCCGATTGCCGTAGCGTCCGCCGGGGGTGCGCCGGTACTTCTTGCCCGTCCAGGACACGTCAGGGACGCGCCATTTGCCGCGGGTGAGCAGCCACTTCTGTGCCATCTCGAGATCGGTCGGGTTGGAGACCTCGATGAACCCTTCACTCGACCCGGCTCCGGTTTCCCAGAACGTGGTTTTCGTGGGTTCTTCCCACATCGGTTGCGCGGCGGTGACGGCCATCGGGACGAGGGACTTGCGCAGCAGGTGGGGGTCGCGTTCGGACTCGAATTCCACGCTCTTGTCGAGAGCGAGCCACAGCCAGCGGGTGGAGCGGTCGGTGCTGATCTGGAGTTTGGTGAGGGTGGCGTCGGGGTCCCAGGCGTCGAGTTCGTAGTCCCAGGCGTTGCGCCAGTCCGAGTCGCGTTTCTCCCATTCCTCTTCGTCGCGGCCGTGGATGTTGACCCCGAAGGTGATATCCCGCTTGAGATACCGTTTGCCCTGATAGGTGGCGCCGCGTTGGTAGACCGAGGATTTGTAGATGGTGGTGACCGGCGCGTCCCCGATCCCCTTCGGGGACGTGGCGAGGGTGATGACGTCCCGGTCTGCGTTGGGGCCGTTGATGATCCAGTAGGACTCGTCGACGCCGAAGACCTCGATGGTGACCGACTCGGGGTTCACATACACCAGGACGGTCACCTCTTCCGCGCGGTGAACTGCAACGCCCGCAGATCCGCGATCTGGAGCGCACGCCGATACCCCTCGTCCACATCCCTGGTCTGCACAGTGATGTGTGTCGAGTTATCCACAGTCGTCACAGGCCCACCCGGAGCCGTCTGTGTCGATAGCAGTGGGGGTGCGATCTGGTTCATCAGCGACTGGTAGTCAGCGTTGCCCGCGGTGCGGGCGGCCTTGGTCGCCTCGAACACCTGGAGGGCTTTGCCGTAGTCCTGGATCTGCTGGACGCGCTCGGAGTTCGACAGGTTCGGTGCACCGACCACGGACAGCGCGTCATCGAGTTGCCCGGTCGCGAAGTCCTTGCCCACGCTGGTAATCCGGTCGGAGAACGATTTCCCGAGGGTTTCCCATGTGTCCAGGCCCAAGCCCTTGCGCGCCGGGTCGGCCAAACCGGGTTTGTCTTGGCCGGGGACCGGTACGGCGATGGCGTCCACGAGGTCGCGTAGCCATCGGAATTCTTCGCTGGTGAGGACGGCTTCGGGCTTGCCCGAGGTGTTCCAGCCCAGCGTGCCGGGCTCCCACACCCCGCCCTGGTCGTAGCCGTGGCCCTTGCCCCACATCTGCGAGAGGTCCAGGCCGTAGCGGGACTTGTAGTAGCGCAGGGCGGCGACCATGTTGGCGAGGGGGTCGCGGCGGTCGTTGGGGAGGGTGGGGTCGCGGTGGGCGGCGAAGGTGCCCGGGATGATCTGCAACAGGCCGACCCCGGCGGCTTCGCCGGTGCCGTTGGCGTCGACGATCTGTTGGGCGATGTCGGGGTTGCCGCCGGACTCGGACTGGATCTGCGACAACATGATGTCGACCTGCGCGGGGTCGAATCCCTCGCGCTTGAGGGCTTCGATCGCGAGGTCGCGCCACCGCTGTACCGCCTCCCCCGCAGGCAGCATCGCGGAGCGGGCCACGGCTTGCCCCGAGATCACCTGCGCGGCCGACTCGCTCACCTGCTTGAGCACGGCCGCGGGCACAGCGCCGATACCGCCACCGAAGTCGGGGATCTGATCGGCCAACACCTGCACCGGTTTCAGGAACAGCTCCGCGATCCGGCCACGCAAACCACCGGTCACGGCCCGGAACTTCTCTTCCACCCAGTCGGTCACCGACCCGAACAGTCCACCGCCCTCGCGGAACCTGGGCAGGTGTCCGGCGCGAGCGGCGCGACGCAGCCGCGCGACCGCGCCGTGTCCGCCCGCGCCGTCCACTTCGGCGCCGGTCCACACGTGCTCGTCACGGGACAGCAGGGCGGGCACGAAGTCGGAGACTCTCGAGCCGGGGCCGGTGACCCGGCCCTCGGCTATTGCGGGGGCCGCGGGGCCGCCGTCGGCGCGGCGGGTGGTCGGGATGAGCGAGACCTCTCCGCTCCATTCCGGCAGCACGGGCAGGACGGAGCGGATGGAGTTCCAGATGTTGCGGAATCCGCCGTTGACGACGGACTCGATCACCCAGTTGATCGGGGTCGCCATTTTGTCGCGTAGCCCGTCCCAGGTGGTGCCGATTGCGAACACGATCTCCGAGACCCGCGTGGACAGGGTGTCGAGGGCGTTCCCGAACCCGGTCAGGTCGATGATGCCGCCCGCCAGCGCGCCGGGTAGTCGTTCGGCGACCCATTGGCGGATGCGGTCGAAGGCTTCGGGGATGAGCCCGATCGCGTCACGCAGGGTGAACAACGCGCCTTGGAAGATGTTGAGGCTGGTGAGGTCTCGGAAGGCGTCGAACAGTTCGTAGAGTTTGACGGCAGCTTGGCCGATCCAGACCGCGAGTTCGCCGAGGTTGGTGACGGTGGTGCGGACGTCTTCCCAGAAATCTTTGAGCGCCTGCCGGCCCTCGGGCGAGTTCAACCACGCCGAGAACCGCTCCACATTCCGCGTCAGCGACTCGAGCATCGATTCGCCGGTGGGTTCGGCCGAGACCACCAACCCGGCCAGGGCTGTGCCGACCGCCTTCGCCAGATCCCATATCTTGCCCAACGCGTCCAGGGAGTTCCGGAGGAAGTCGCGGAACTTGTTCTGCCCGTCCGGGCTTTCGGCCCAGGTCCGGAAATTCGCCATCGTGTCGGCGAAATTCTGGGAGGCATCGGGCAGGAAGTCCGACCCGACACCAGCCAGCGAGAGCAGGCCCTGCAACAGGTCGTTCACGCCAGCGAGCAGGGGCCCGATGGCGGCCTTGGCGTTGACGAAGATCTTCTCGAGCTTCGCGCCGGTCTCCGGGGTCGACAGGTCGGCGAGGATGTCGCGGACCCCGGTGTTGATGACCTCGGCAATCCCCGCCAGCCCGTCACGGACCCGGTCCATTTGGGCGTCGGCCAGGCCGACGACCGAGTCCCCGAGTCCGGTGAACAACGGCTCTTGGACGGCCATGCGGAAGGCGCTCCAACGGTCACCCATCCCGCGCAGGGTGTTGACGAACTCCCGCGCCGAGGGCGAGAGCTTCGCCATCGCCCGCTCGAAAGCCTCAACGGCACTGGACTGCTGCGACGCCGCCTCGGACAGGGCGGTGCGGGCGTCGGCCATGGCCTGTTCGGCATCAGCGATACGCTCGCGGGCCGCGACCACCTCGTCGGCGTTCTCGATCCCCTTGGCCGCGGCGTCAGCGGCGGCCTCATCGACATCGGTCCGCCGCGCCCTGGCCTCGGCCAGGGACTGTTCGGCGTCGGCGATGCGCTTGTTCGCCCGCACGTAATCGAGGGGGTCGGTCGATTTCAGGGCGGCGAGGTCGCGGCGGGCCTCAGCGAGGGAGATCACCGCGTCGGCCTCCGACAGCGCCGCCCCGCGCGCCTGCAACGCCAGATCGCGTAGCTTCTTCGACGCTTCGCTGTAGGCGGTGTTGAGGTCTTTGCGGGCCTGGGTCAGAGAGGCGACGGCCTGCTGCTCACTGCGCTGGGCGGCGGCGATGGCACGGGCCTGGCTGGTGGCGTCGCGGCTGGCCGATTCCGACATCGCCTTGGCGGCGGTGAACGCCGCACTCACCCCGGAGACACCGACGACCAGGGTCGCGATTCCCGCCGCCGCGGTCGCGGCAGCCGCGGGGAGAAGGGCCAGGGTGCCCGCGGCCTGGGCCGCCACGGAGATCAGCGGGAACAGCGAACCCGCCACCAGCGCCATCACCGCGACTTTGAGCGCGGTCGCGGCTGTGGAGGCGAGGCTCATCGCGATGTTGAATCCGCCGATGTTGGGGCCGATGGACCCGAACTGATTGCGCAACTGCGCCAACAATGCGAGTAGGAGTAGGAGTTGGGCGTGGTCGAAGGTGATCCGGATGTGGATGGAGATGTTGCGGTAGGGCGCGAGCGCGGTGAACAGGGCCGACCCGAACCCGGACATGTCCGGGCGGATCTTCACCCCCAGCGACAGATCCCGCCGCCACGCCAACCGGGTGCGCAGCAGCTCGTTGAACTCGCTCAGGTCCGGCACGATCCGCAGGCCGTGGGTGATTGCTACGCGCTGGAGCTGGATGCGGATCTGGTTGACGAAGTTGCGCGCCAACTCCGGATTGACGGTGAGCCGCGACGAGCCCGCCGAATACGCCTGCGCCACGGCTCACCCCCTGAACCGTCAGCTAGGTGTCGACCCCCAACCGGTGCAGCACATCGAGGACCTGGTCTCGGTCGGCGCGGGCGCGGGCGGCGGCTTCGGCGGTCATCGGGCGCGGTTCGGGCGGGATCGGCGCGGCCGGAGTGTCGGAGAACAGCGACGCCACGACCCGGATCAACTCCTTGGTGACGTCGATGTGGCGCAACATCAACAGGGTCGGCAGGTCGTAGTAGAGCGGCGAGATCGGCGCGGGCGGCGCGTTCTCATCGATCTCCTCTTGCGCGCGTAGTTCCCCGAGTTCGGGGTCCATGAGCAGCGCGGCTTGGTAGTGCGACCACATCGGCAACCGCCGCGTCAACCGGATCAGCTGGGTCCAGGGGCGCTCGCCTCGCATGTAGTCCAGGAGGTCCCAGCCGCGGTGGAATAGGTCGGCCTCGATGTCCTCACCGTGGCGGTCGATGAGGAGCACGAGGCCGGTCAGCCCCCCGGCAACTCACCGGCCTGATCCGGGGCCGGGAGCGCGTTGAAATGGCGGTTGATGGCGTCGAACAGCGGCCACAGGACCTCGATGTACTCGTCTTTTACCACCGCCCACACCCGCTCGAACCCGTCGCCGCACATCGCCTCGAACAGCTCCTTGATCCGGCCTACTTCCACGTCCTGGCCGTCGAGGACGGCGGCGAGGGTGAGGACCTGCCAGACGCTGTCGGGTTCGTTGATCGGCGTCGGTGGGGTGGTGCCGTCGAACATGTACGGGGGCTTGCGTTTGCGGTCTCGGGTGGCGCGGGCCTCGTCGCGCATCTGCATCCACGTCGACCCCGCAGACGCCGTGGTGGTCGTGGTGGTGGTGTGGTTCTTGCGGCGGTTCTTGCGCCGTCGTGAGTTGGGCATGTCAGGCTGCCTTTGCTTTCTCGGCGATGGTGAAGCCCATCGGCACGACCAGGTCTCCGATGCCGGGGCCGCACAGGACGTTGCGCATCGAGTAGCCGAGCTTGTCGTCCACGGTGGCCTTGACGGTGATGGGCCAGGAGGCGATGTTCTCGGCGTTCCACTGCTGCTGACCGACCTCGGACACCGACGCGCGCGGCATCACCCGCAACACCCACTTCTCCCGCGCGCCGACACCGTCGACGAACAAGAAGATCACCCGGTAGTGGATGGTGTCGGGTGAGGTCGGCTCGTTCCACGACAGTTCCTTGGTCACCGGATCGGCCTGCACATCGGCGAGACTGCGACCCGACACCAGCTCCAGCACAGCGCGTTTGAACTCCTGGGCGGTGAACGCCGCGGACATGTCGCGTTTGACGATGTCGGAACGGGTCGGTTCCAGCCATCCCCAGCTCTCGGTTTCGGAGAGCTGCTGCTCGGGCCGGAACTGTGGGCCACCGGACTTGTCGATCAACCCCAGCGACGAGAACCCCTGTAGTGACTGGAATTTGGCTTCGGCGCCCGCGGTGAACGCGATCGGGATCTCGACGGTCATCGGCGCGATCAGCACCGCGCCCTTGAGCGGTTTGAGTAGCAGGTCCTTGTTCGCGTTTACGATCTGCTCGAATGTCGCTACCGCCATGTTCGTCCTTTCAGTGCTGGAGTTGACCCGCGTGAGCGGCACAAGCGGGCTCGGACATTTTGCGCACCAGAATCTTCCGGACGATGCCCCTTGAGCGTGCCCACTGAGTGAAACTGTCCTGATGGTCATGCCTTGTCGGTACGTGCACCGAGGCCAGGTCGCTCAGCCCGTGAGAAGCGGGAGAGCTTGTGGTTGAACCCGGCCCGGTGAGAGGCACTAACATGCATCTGTGACCCACCGGGAGCAACCAGAGACTGGATCTTCGCCTGATCCTTCGCAGTTCCAAGCCACAAACGTACGCATTGGTGGTAGCGACAATCTCAGCATTGGCGTGGTAGGCGTAGGGGGCGTCGGAAAGAGCGCACTCGTGGCGAATTTGATGACTAGTGCTGCACAAAGCGAAGCCCTGTTGATTGAAGCCGACTTCGGAGAATTTCCAGAGCTTCGCCGGGTTTCATCAACGCAACACAAAGTCAGAACCCTCTTGATCGCGCTGATTGACTACGAGATTTCGAAGCTCCCAGAGCGTCGCACGCCACCAGACCGAGGCGTTCTGCGAAGACTTGTTCCACTAATTGATGAAGTCGCCGAAGAGAACAGCGAGCTTGGCGACCTGGTCCGCGAAATATTGGCGTTATCGCACGACTCGGAAGGTGTGGCGTTCCTCGTTGCCGGGCTGGCGATGAGGGTTCCTACGGATGAGGCTGTGCCAGTATCAATTTCGAGCAGCGTAACGGTAAACCCGTGGCAGGAGATCGTTCAAGCTGTCGCCCCGACCGTCCTATGGGGTGCAGGTGGCACTGCGGCCATCGCGGCGATCAAGAAAGCATTTCAGCACATGCCCGAGATAATAGACAATATAGTGCAACTCACCCTGATTCGCGGGATTCGAGAAGTTCAGCTTGCAGAGCTGGAGGCGCAGGCAACAAAACACAGGAACGAAGCCTTGCTAGACGTCATCCATACAGCAAATGAGATAACCGTCGCGCGTAGAGTCCGGGACGCTATCCTCGAGCTTTCCGCGGACGACGTCCGAAACCTACAGGTGCGCCCGATCTCCGATGAGGAGGCGACTGAACGGCGCCTTCGGATCGTACGTTCATTAAGCCAAGACGAGGATCAGTAGCCAAGGGACCTCCCAATCACCGCGAAGCTCGAAAACTCAGCTGATATATCGCGCTTTGCCGAATATCGTGAAGGTCGGCGGCAGTGGATTCCTGACCTCCGGTGATTTCGCGAGCGGTGTCGATCAGGACGTCCCCGGCGAGCGTGCCGCCTGATTCGGTGATCGCTTGGCGGCAGGCTTGCTTGAGCTGTTCGGCCTGTTCGTCGGTGTCGGCGTAGGTGTCCACGCGCACGATCGGCCGGTCGGTGATCCCGTCCTCGGCACCGCCGACTCGGCGCACCACGGTGTAGGGCGGGCGTAGTCCGGGTCGGCGGCTCTTGACCGTGGTCACGATCGGTGTGAGCAGGGTGATGAGGACTTCGTGCACGTTCGGGTAGCTCGACATCACCACATCCCGTCGAGACTGTGGAGGAAGTCGGCCATCACGTGCTCGGCCGGGTCGTTGCGGGTGCCTTCCTCGCGGTAGCGGGCGTAGCCGGCGTAGGCGTAGACCACGCCGTACTGATGCCCGCCGCCGGGATCGACGTAGCCGACCACCGCGGTTGCATTGTGGCCGGTGCGACGGTGGGAGTGGGTGCGCCAGTAGTCCGCGCCGAGGGCGACGATGTGTTGCAGGAGTTGGCGGGTGTCGCTGCCGGTGCCGACCGCGAGGTCGAGGGTGTTGCCGGTCGGGTCGTAGTCCACGGTGGTCCTCCTCGGGCGGGGGGTTGTCAGAATCCGCGGGCGATGCGGAAGCGGTGGCCGGGTGACCAGCCGGTGAGCGGATTGGTCGGGGTGAGGATCGCGCCGACGATCCGGAACGGCTGGCCGTCGACCTTCACTCGGTCGGTCGCGAGGAGGTCCGAGCCGAGTGGTGCGGTGAGTTGCGCGGCGACGGTGATGATTTCGCCGTCGACGTATTCCTCTCCGGTGGTCCAGGAGATCGGGCAGGGGCCGATGGTGTGGCTGGGGTGGGCGTAGCGGTCCAGGAGTTGTCCGTCTTCGTCGCGCAGGTCGCCGTAGGCGTCGGCTTCGCCTTCGCGGTAGACCTCGACCATCACCCCCAACGGGTACTCGGGCGGTTTGGTCATCAGCAGATGAGCGGGCGTCCGGAAGCCAATCCCGTGTTGCGGAGCACGAGAACCGATTCGTGGCAGAGACGTTCGGCGGCCTGCTGCACGGTGGCGGGGTCGGGTAGCTGGTAGGCGACCGACCCGCCGTCCACGGTTTGGCTGGCGACCTCGGCGCGCAGCGCCCCCGCTGCCGGGGTGATCCGCGCTTTGGTCCAGGCGATGACCTGGAGGCAGGTCGCCTCGCGCAGGGCCTCGCGCTGGTCGGGATCGGACGGGAGTCCGGCGGGGGTGATGGCGTAGAGGTCGTTGACGGTGTAGTCGCGGACCAGGGTCGAGGCCGACTCGATCAGCGCCGCCGCGTCGGCGGGGATCGGGTCGAGTCGGCCGGTCAGGTCGGCGGGTGTGGCGTAGACGAGCATCACGCGGCGGTGTCCTTCGTCGTGCGCTTGGCGGCGGGCGGCTTCGCGCCCTCGGGATTGCCGCCCTCGGGATTGCCGCCTTCGGGGTTGTCGCCGGTGGGTGCCGGGGCACTGATCGGGGCGGGTGCGCCCGCGTGGGGGCCTTGGAGCAGGACGGCGCGGTCGGGGTCGAGGCAGGTGACGCCGTAGAGGGTGTCCACGGAGATGACGGTGGTCTTGTGGCGGATGTCGTAGTCCATCGCGACCCGCATCGACAGGCCCTTGTACTGCACGGTGTAGACCTCGGCGCCGGGCGGGAGTTCCATCGGCGCGGAGGCGAACGCGAACGCGGTGGAGTGGAACGCGACGCCTACTTCGGTGGTCGGATCGCCGGGGCGCGGGGCGGGGTTGGGTTGGCCGACGTTCTGGGACCAGAAGGTGTCGAACCCGACGATCTGCTGCCCGATGCTGCCCTGGCGTAGCGCGGCGGTGGAATCGCTCTTGTCCGCGTGCAGCAGCAGCGGCTTACCCAGCCAGCGTGCCTTGGTGGTCGGCCCGATCACCGCGCGCCGGCCGGGCGCGGGCACGGACTGGATATCGAGCAGCCGTCCGGCCTCGATGAGGTTTTCGGGGTTCTCCCACAACAGGTCGGTGCCGGTGCCGTAGGGGTCGGTGCCGGCCTGTTGGGTGATCGCGGCGCGCAGTGAGAGGAGGTCGCGGTCGACTTTCTGGGAGATGGCTTCCATGGCGGGGCGCAGGATTTGTTCGTCGAAGTCTTCGATGTCGAGGGTGAGTTCCTCTGAGGTGACTTCGACGCTCACGTCGGCGATGGTGTCGAGGACGACGGGGATTTTGGATTCGGTGGTGTCCTGGATGACGATGCCGCGCTCGCGGTCGAAGGTGGTGGCCTCGAAGCGAGGGGGGCGTTTGACGTTGACGGTGTTGCCGACCTTCTGGGGACCGAAGTCGCTGGAGATGTCGCGGTAGACCAACGGCAGCATGACCGTCAGCTCGTAGAGGTTGGCGAGACTGCGGCGGGCGAGGACGTCGGGGGTGAGAAATACGTTGGGCACAAGCGTCTTTCACGGTGAGTCAGTGGGTGGTTAGGTGCGGGTGTCGGCGATGGAGGCGCGGACCTTGCGGCGGATGGCGTCGATGTCCTCCTCCTGCTCGGGTGCGGGTGGTGTGGCGTTGCCCGCGGTGAACTCCCCACCCGAGCGCGGGACGGTCGGGGTGGCGGCGAGTTTCGGGTTGGTGGTGAGGGCGTCGGTGACGAGGGTGTCGAGGCGGGTGGTGAAGTCGGCGGTCTCGGGGTCGAGGTCGTCGAGGGCTCCGGTGCCGCGTAGGTAGGGCATGAGCAGGGCGTGGTCGGCCTTCTGTGTGGTGGCCGCGGTGAGCAGGGCGTCTTTGATGCGGTAGTCGCGGAGTTTGCGGTCGGCGGCGGTGGCGCGGTCGGTGAGTTCGGCGATGACCTGCTCCGGGTCGGTGCTGTCTTCGGGGACCAGTCCGATGGCGCGCCCGATCTCTTGGACCAGGTCCTCGCGGGCCTGCTGGGCGGCGCGGTCGCGTGCGGTGTCGGCGCCGGTGCGGGCTTGGTCGAGTTCGCGGCGCAGGTCGGCGACCAGGGTCGCCAGGGCGACCGGGTCGTGGTCAGGCGCGGGCGCTGGGACCGCAGCGGGTGGTGCCGGTGCTGGGGTGATGACCTCGGGTACCGCAGGGGGTTCGGCCGCAGGTCCGGGCGCGGGTGGCGGGGGTGTGGGTTTGGTGGGCGGTGTGGGTTCTGCGGACACGACGAAGGTCCTCCTCGATGGATGTGTGAAGAGATGGAGCGATCTACCGGCCGCCGCGGGGTCATTGCCTGGTCGCGGTGGGGTCGGCGAAGGGTTGTGGGCGCGCTGCGGCGGTGCGGGCGCGTTGTTCGGCGTCGGTGCGGATGCGGGTGACTTCGTCGTTGACGTCGTCGCCGGACCAGTTCGGGTTGCGTTCGCGCACAGCCTGTTCGGTCGAGATCAGGTCCGAGCCCTTCAACGTCGCCAACCGGGTCGCGGTCTCGAGGGGTGGTGATTGGGCGCGGACGGGCCAGCGGACTTCGGGGTCGGCCTTCAACTCGATGCGGGACCGGAATTGGACGCGGTCGAGTTCGGTGAGGGTGCGGGCGAAGGGGGCGAGTTCGGCTCTCCAGTAGTTGATCTTCTGGTCGCGGGTGGCTTCCGACAGCTTGTCGCGGGAATTCACGCCGGTGGCGGTGACCATCCCGGCGGCGCGGTCGTCGCCGAATGCGGAGGGGGAGAGTCCGGCGCTGCGGAGGATGAGTTCGGTGATCTCGGCCGCGGTCTGCTGGTGTTCTTCCCACCGAATCGTGAACTGCTGCGGGATGATCGGCGGCTGACCATCCTTCAGGCTGCCCAATCCGGCGCCGGGCAGGGTGGTGTAGATGGCCTGCTCGGAGTCGAACACCGCGCCCGAGCCGGGGCCGCGGGCCTGGGTGACCGTTTTGTCGACGAACAGTCGCGCGCGGCCGAGGTCGATATCGCGTAGCCACGCCGACCACGTCTCATCCAGGGCATCCAGCAGCGGTTCCTGGCCTTCGAGGTCGGAGCGCCCGAGTTGGGCGAGTCCTGGTGTGTGGCGCCAGGACCGGTTCGGGCGCACGTTCGGGACATACCGGGCGGTGAGCGTGTTCACGCCGGTCGCGATAGCCGCGTCACTGTCGACCAGGGGCGCGGCCCACGCGGTGGCGGGATGCTCGAGGAGGTTGCGGCGTTGCCCGAGCCGGTCGCGGCTGCCTCGGTACAGGCCGTGGTGGATGCGGCCGGGCGCGTGGTGTTCGAGGTGTCGCCACACGACACCGCCGTCGTCGGTGACGGCCTGCCAGAACGTCACCGCCGCGAGCCGGTCGTAGCGCCATACCGGTACCGCGGCGTCGGCAGGCATGGTGGCGAGGTTCACGCGGTCGCTGATCGAATGGTCCCACCACGCGCGCAGGTACACCCCGCCCAGCACCGAGGCGAGTTCGCCTGCTTCCAGGAGGGTGGAGGCGGTGTCCGCGCCGCCGAGCAACAGTTCGAGGCGGGTTTGGGCGGTTTTGCGGTCACCGCGTGCGTCGGTCTCGCCGATCACGAACCGCGGGGCCTGGGAGAACAACAGTGCCGAGGACCCGCGAGCCAGGTCGGCGGCGAGGGGGACGTGCAGGCGTTTGGTCGCCTGGGGGTTCGGGCGGCCCCAGAAGAACCGCGCGATCCGCCCCACCAGGCCGCCCGCGAACTGGGACGGCCGGAAGGCCGGGTACCGCTGGTAGTGCTCGGCGAGGCGGTCGGTGTCGCCCGCGTACCAGGCATCCCACACCCGCATCGCCTTCTGCGCCTGGTCGAACGGCGGTGGAGGCCAGGGGATGTCGGTGTCAGGCAGCATCGGGGACCTCGTCGAAGCCGATGATCGGCCGCCAGATCCGTTCGGTGGTGATCAGTGCGTATCGGAGGGCGTCGATGCCGTGGTCGTTGACCTTGATCGGTTGGTCCTCTCCCTCTTCGGTGGCGGTGGTCGACCAGGAGTAGGCGGGTAGCTCGAGCAGCAGCGCCGGACACCGTGACGAGATCCGTAGGAGGCCGCGGGCGAACAGCATCGCCATCACCCGCAGCCCGTAGAGGACGTCGTTGTCGGCGACGGAGGTTTCGAGGCCGTCGGTGTCGAGCTGCACGCGCAGCGAGGCCGCCGACGGGTCGGCGATCACGAACTCCGGACGCATCCGGGCTTGGCGCAGGTCGGGCAGGTGGCCTTGGGCGAGCCAGGCCCGGATCTCGGTCGAGAGTTCGGCGTCGGTTTTGCGGCGGCTCATCGTGGACGGTTCGTAGCGGTATTCGTCCACGGCGTAGAGGATTCCGTCGATGCCGAGGCCGAGCAGGACGGCGTGGGTGGGGTTGGTGGTGCCGTAGTCGATACCGACCGCGATCAACTGCGACATCAACGGCAGCGCCGACCAGTCGATCACGTGGTCGTCGTCCCACGAGTCGAACACCGACCCGTCCGCGGCGACCCAGTGGCCCAAGATGAAGCGCCGGTACCACAGGCCGGAGTACTCGCGCTTGTACTGGAGTTTCCGCTTCTGCGACAGGGCCGGGTTGTCGTCGAGCTCGAAATGCCAGGTCCGCCAGTCCGGCAGCAACGGTTCTCCCTCGGCGTCGGTTTTGCCGATGCGGTCCAGGAATTCGCGTTTGAGCCAGTGCACCGGGTTGTCAGGGTTGGTGGAACCGAACAGGCGCGCGTCGTCCAAAGACATGCGGCCCAGGAGTTGGCGGAAGAAGTCGGGGCGGATGACGGTGATCTCGTCCACATACGCCCCGGCGACTGTCAACCCGCGCAACGACATTTCGGCTTTGGCGTCGGACGCGCCGAGCATGTAGACCCGCCGCCCGAGCACCGTGGCGGTGGGTGCGCCGAGGGTGTAGGAGACCCTCCCTGCGAGATGCCCGAACAGGGCGGGGTCGCGCATGGGTTCGATGACGTTGCGGGCCAGCGACTCTCGGGTGCGGCCGACCATGACGAACTGCCCGCCCGAGGGCGGGTCGGCGAGGAAGATCAGCCAGCACAGGATGGAGGCGATGGTCTTGCCGGAGCGGATCGCGCCTTCCCAGATATTGCAGCGCACGACCGCTTCCACGATCGAGACAGCCTGCTTACGCGAGATCGGCAACTCGTCCAGCACGCTCACGACACTGCGCCGTCACCGTCGGCGTCGTCGTCGGACAGGTCGGTCTCGAGGGGTTGCTCGGGCGGGGCCTGGTCCTGCTCGACCGCGGCCTTGAGCTTGCCGAACAAGTCGCCCAACATGCTGCGGTCCGAGGCGACGGTTTCGTTGCTCTGGTTGGCGATCAGCTCCGACAGGCTCCGCAGAGCGAGCGACAGGGCGGTATAGCCGTCGCGGACATCGCGCAGCGGCGGCAACGGAAGGGTGACGGGGATGAGGGTGTCCAGGCCGCGTTCGTAAGTGGTGACCGGGCTCCACAGCCGTTCGTGCAGGGCGGGAATCTGGGCTTCGAGCATTTCGGCGAAATCCAGCCGTCGCCGTTTGAGTTGTTCGAGGCGGGCGGCGCTGGCCTCGGCGGTCTGGGATTGGTCGAACCGTATCCCGAGCCGTCGAGCCCAGTAGGTGATGGTCGACGGATCGACACCCAACATGGCGGCGATCTCGTTGCGGCCCTTGCCCTGGGCGTGCAGCTCGGCGATGCGGTCGCGGTCGGCCTCGGTGAGCTTGCCCGGCCGCCGCCCCGCCGCACGCCGAACCTCGGCGGGATCGGGGACCTGGCCTTCGATGTCGGTCACCGGGTCAGCTGCGGAACCGTGCGGCCCACGCGGCGATCTTGCGGTCCGCGCGGTCCCGGACCGCACTGATGGGGTTCGGGACCGGGGCACCCGAGGCGGCGTCGATCACCAGCAGCCCGGTTTCGGCGAGGATCACTGTGGCCTCCTGGAATTCGGCAAGTGCTTCGCAGTAGGCGGCGAACTCGAAGAGGTTGGCCGGGGTGAGTTCGGTGTGCGGGGCCAGCCGCTCCCACATGGCGCGGGCCTCGGCCGTCAGCCACTCGGGCGGTTCGGCCTTCCACGCGAGCAGCGACACCGGCGGGGTAGGCCGTAGCGGGATGACCGGATAGTCCGCGGCGGTCACAGTTCACCTCGATTCACAGGGGTTGGTGTGCCAGCGACACCGAGTGGTGGGTGTGTCGCTGGCATCGTGGGCGGGGGTCAGGAGCCGGAGGTCGAGGCTCCGCCTCGTGATCCGGCGATACGGCTGCGGGCGCGCTGCCCGGCAGCCCGTAGGACGGTGCCCAGGCGTCGGCCTGCGGCGGCGAATCGGTTCATCGGTGTCTCCTCCTTTCCGGGTATCGATGTGTGTTCGGGCATGAGAAAACCCCGGCAGGGAGGTGTCCTGCCGGGGTTCACGCGACGGCGGTCGGGTGTTATTTCTCCTCGAGGTCGATACCGAGGATGTCGGCTACCTTCTCGCCGTCGAGGTATTTGTCTCCGAGTTCGACCAGTTCCAGCTTGCGGAGGAATTCGTCTTTCTGTTCGCGGGAGCGGAAGCAGATCGCGACCCAGAATTCGGAGTCGTTCATGGCCGCGAATTTCTCGGCCCATTGTTTGCTCGCCCCCGATAGTCCTTTTCCGAGGGCGTCGAGTTCGGCTTTCACGTCGGCTTCGAGATCGCCGGTGGAATTGCCTCGCACGTCGGCGAGGGGGTCGGGGTGGGGTTGGCGTCGCAACGCGGACGCGATGTCTTCGCGGGACGCTTTGACTTTGGACTTGCCCGCTTTCAGCATGGCGAGGACGTCATCGGGGAGCGGCATTCATCACCTCCGCGCGGAAGATTTCGAGGTCGGCCAGGGGGAACCACGACAGGATGGTCTGGTAGTCGTCGGGGTAATGGGTGCGGATCTGGCCGAGGTAGTCGTAGCGGATACCATCCAACGACCGTTTGAACAGCCGATAGTCGGGGCCGACCTCGATACCTGCCTGTTTGATCCGCGCCCACACTTCTTTCGTTTCCCAGTCCCACAGCGGGGATTGGCGCCGGGTGCGGGGTTTGACCGGCCCCCACCGTTTGATCGCCAGCATCCGCGTCGCCGAATCCGCGGCACGCACGCCGTCGAGGATCCAGGTGTCCGGGGCGGCGAACGCCTCACGCATCAACTCGTCCCATTCCTCGCGGGTGGGTACCCACAGGTCGGCGGCCTCGATGATCGCGCACCGCTGCGGCGGCTGAAATACCAGGTTGGACAGCATCCGCCAGAACGCATCCGCCGGAAGGTCGATGATCCGCCGTTGGAAGTGCTGTTCGTAGCGGTCCAGGTCCTCTCGCACGAACCGCAGGCCCGGCACGATGGACTTGTGGATCGGGATGACCTCGATCCCGCGATCGGCCAGCTCGAGCCACACCGCGATCGAGTCCTTACCGCGGGAGAAATTCAGGATCACCGGTTTACCGGTTTCGGCGATCCCGTCCAGCAGCTGGGTCGAGGTGGGATATCCGGGTAGTCGGATCACGGCATCCCTCCTGTTCTGCACATTCCGCCGGCACTGGGCCGGCCTTCATGAGTTTTCATGGTGAAGTCCTCGATTTGTGCATTTCTGTCATGCCCTGGGATAGGGCACACCAGGGAGGCTAGAGGGCAGGCTCACACCATTCCCCCACCCCCCAAACAGGGCTCGAGAGCCATTCTCAAGCCCTGGAAGACTCCAGGGCTACCCCAATCCACCCCAGGGCCATTCTGAGGCTCACAGGCTCAATTCAGGCCCATTTTGCAGGGATTATGGATCTCCCACTTGCACACCATTTCCCAGTGTGGTTTTGTGGGTTGTGGAAGTGCTTTACAGCCTCCCATTCACCATTGGGTACCTGCCCCTGACTTACGGCAGGGTCGCCCCAACAATTCCGCCTATTGGTACGGCGACACTCATATCGTCTTCTGGGTGAAATTTCGGCAATTCCGGTGACAGCGGAGCCATGCCGATTTCACGGGGGAAGTCGCACCGAGTTTTACCCGCTCGCGTGGCCCCCGCATGTCGTTTGAGAACTCCACAGTGTGAACCAAGCCAAGACAGAACCATTCTGTCTGTCCGTTCCCGCAACCAATTCTCATTGGTTGCGGTCGTTCACTGGGAGAATTCATGTCCACTCGCACCAGCACACGCAACGGCAAGACCGGACCGCGTAAGACCGCGACGTCGAAGGCCACCCCCAAGGCAGAGCCCGCCAAGGCCGCGCCGAAGGCCAAGCCCCGGACTCAGCAGTCGAGCGCGGAGCCGGAAGCCAAGCCGCAGAAGCCTTTCTGCGGCTCGTGTGGTTCCCGGCTCGCACCGGAGGACAACGATCCGTTCCTGGGATCGCCTCTGCTCTACGACGATTCGGGATTCGCGAACCTCTCCGGTGCTCTGTTCCTGTGTGGCTGGCAGTCACAGACCATTCAGAAGGTCGTCGACGGCCGACCCGCCGTCACGCTCGTCGGTACACCCGTCGACGCGAACGGTAAGGCATTGCCCAACAGGAAGATCGTCACCGCGACGTGGCATCACCGCACCGATATCGGATGGGTGCAGATGGCCGAAGTGTGCGGCTACAGCCGCTCCGACGGCCAGGGATTCCAGAACCGGACCGCGGAGCAGCTGGTGGAATACGTCGGCCGCAACATCGCCGAATGGGTGCTCGCACCCATCGACGAAGCGGCCGAGCCCAAGCCGAAGGGCAAGGGCAAGACCACCGGCAGCGGCGGCGGCAAGGCCGCAGCGAAAGCTCCGGTCGCGCCGGAACCCGACCCCAAGCCGCAGGCACCCGACGAGTCGGAGGCCCCCAAGGCCACGGTCGACCCGGAATCCAAGGGCCTGCCCCAGGGCAGCACCCCCGCGCCCACCGAACCCGAACCGGCTCCCCAGCCGGAACCGGAACCGGAAGCGGTGGAACCCGAACCCGGCGACGACGGCTCCTCGGTCGAGCAGGACAACGCCGCCGCGGGAGTGGAGGAAGAAGTGCTCGAGGAAGGCGCAGCCGCCTGACAACCGGCTGCGGCCGACTCACACCGGCCCGACCCGAACCAGCTCATTGCCTGGTTCGGGCCGGGCCTCGCTTCATCCCACCCACCAACCCACCCACTGAAAGGGAACACCAGCGATGGAATCTGAAGTCGAAACCCCGACCGAGAAGGTGATGCGACGGGTCCGGGGCCTGTTCGCCAAGGCCGAAGGCACCGACAACGAACACGAGGCCGAGACGTTCCGGGCCAAAGCCTACGAACTGCTCGCCAAACACAACCTCGACGAGATGAAAGTCCGCGCCTCCGGGCAGCAATCGCCCGCTTCGGCACGTGACAATCAGATCATCGTGGTGCGCTTCGACATCCCGCCGCGCTACCGCGAACAGCGGATCACGCTGCTGAACGCGGTGATGCATCCGTTCTACTGCAAGGTCATCGACTGCGGTGACGGTGTGGTGCGCTGTTTGGGGGTGCGCGCCCAGATCGATCGGGCCCGTTTCCTCTACAGCCTGCTCACACCGCAGATGCTGTCGGCGACCAGCAGATACGTCCCCGACGACCCGTTCGATCACGCCGCGGTGGTCCGCGAACGCCAGTCGTTCATGACCGGGTTCGCCGCCACCGTCTACAAACGGCTGCGCGATGCGGCGTCCGCGGCGATCAACGACGCCGGCGGCGGCGCGGCCCTGGCGGTACGTGACCTGCTCAACCGGGTCGATGCCGCTTTCAAGGCCAAATTCCCCAACGCCGTCAAAGGACTCGCCCACCGCCACTCCGGGGCCGGTTTCGATGCCGGAGCGCGCAGCGGCAACGCCGCCGACGTCGGGCACACCCGCGTCGGTGGAGGGCGCAAAGCCCTGGACTCCTGA